CCACACGATTTGCCTCAAACTTAAGTGCTGCATCTATGACATCGATACCTTCTTCACGAGCCTTTTGAAGAAATGTTTTATCAGCAGCATCAGCAGCAGCATAGTTTTCAAAGGCTTCCCATCGGGATGGGAGCAAATCTCTTAAGACTTGTTCTTGAGTAAGGCCTTTGGCCTTGGCAAACTCTTTTATCTGCGCTTGAGCTGGAGCGATTGACTGCTCAGCTTCTTCAGTTGTTCTCTTTGCTTTGACCGATGGAGGCTTAGACTCGGCTTCTCCCAAAGACAGTGTTCTGCGAATCTCATCGTTACCATTCAACTGAATCAAAACCTCATTGACTGCAGCTTCTAATCCTTCTGTTGATTCAATACGATATTTTGGAACATCAACATACCCTGACCGTGCAGCTAAGCTGAGTTGATCATCGGCATGTCCAAGTAGCTTACCAAATCGAGGACTTATTTTGTTGACCTGCTTTGCTAGAAATGAACGAGCAGCCTCAAAGTGTGATGGGACCTGTATATCTTCATACAGAACACTATTTGCCATGAATGTTGCAAACTGTTCTTGACCTTTACGAGTAAGTAATAATGAGCCATCTGATGATACTACATGATCTAAGTGTTGTGCGACGTTTTGATAATGCTTATTCCCAAGCAAGGCCTCGAGTAGGTGACCATTTTCATGTAGGAATGTGTAGAGTGTCGCTTCGTCATCCAAAAATATGATTGGCTTACCATCTTCCATACGGAAAGATGAACGACCACTCTTTAGGTCATCCAATAGTCTTTTGATGTAAGGTGTTTCGTCACTTTCTACTTTGGATAATGTCGATTCAAGACCTTGTCTAAGCTCATTGATCGTTATATCAATACCAAGGTCTTCAAGATACAAAAGATAATCTGACGCCAATTTGTTAAATATATCATCAGCCTCAGAGCCTTTGACTAACAAGGCTTTCAAAACATCTTCTGCATTCTCAGGGCCTATAGATCCAGTGCGTATTGCTGTGCTGTAACCAGATAACCAATCTTCTACCTCAGGATCGATGTCATTATCAAATATAAGGTTTATTGCCTGAACTGTCAGACTGTCTTTCATCGGCAGAACATTCAGTGTGGCATGCATTTCAAGTTGAGCAATCTGATGTGGCATCATGTCATCGATGCGACCCCATATTAACTGATGCAAAACATACGGAATGACACGTGGATCACGAATGTGATTTGTACGCTCCTCTCCATATTTCTGTACCAAATAATCAGCAAACTTTTGCTCAAACTCACTAACGGTCTTTTGCCTTAATTTGGAGATGGGTCCGTTACCTGCCTTTATACCTGGTAGGTTGTTTATAAACGTATTGATGTCTTCCAGCTCATTGAATACGTTTTCGTATTGAGCTCTACCTTCTTCAGCACGTATTTGTCGTGCTTCTTCAACCGCTTTAGGATCTAATGTTTTTGCAGATGGGCGTCGTGTTTTTGCTTTTTGTTCTGCCGTCGCCATAAAGCTACCAAGCAAGGCATTGACTTGACGGCTATCCATGGTGGTTTTGTAGCCAAGCCCAAGAAGAGACAGCATGAAAGGCGTTTTGACCTCACCCAAACCTGGTAACTGTCGTGTTGTATCCATCAAAGCCATAAATGCATTGTTGATTTCACTTGGTGTTACATCTGTGCGATTGGCCAGCTTTGAAAATTCCTGAAGTTCTGTGTAGACATCAGCAAGTTGCAAGAACCATTTGTCTCCTTTGGGAAAGCTCACATTCGAACGTCCCATCACCCCACGCATTATGTAAGGTGTTTTCAATGCGTCATTCATTCGAGCTAGTTCAGTCCCTTGAGGGATCTCCCCATTTATCATATAGTGATCAAGTCGCTCCATAAATGCAGCACCTTCTGCCGTGCTGTTTGCCCACATAAGGGGAATCACCTCAGTTTGTATATTTACTTTGTTTTCATCAAAGTAAGAAAAATGACTAAGAAACCGTTGTAAGCTGACATTCTTTTGAGGATCGATACCAAACTTTCTATACTCTGCGCCTAAGTCAATCATATCACCCAATGACTCAGCAAGGAGCTCATCAGCAAAGACTGTCAACATGAGTCTGTTCAGTGAGGACCTTTCAAAGTCAGACAAACCTGCAGTGAGCTCTTTATATTTGGTCTTGTCAGGTGGTATTACACCCGTCATAATCTCATAGAACTCAGTCATGTTATCTTTCAAAACTGCTCTATTGACCTCGCCTAGTTGCTGGCTATAGACAGCTGCCATGTATGCCTTCATGACCTCACTCGGCAGAACCTCTCCATCCAATAACCGTTGGTAGTTCATGTTGAGTGATGCGACCAGGCTATCCATCATATCAAGCATTGGATCAAAGTCTTCTGTCAAATCACCGGAGATGTCATCTAATACATTTTTTAATGATGGTGGCGTTTCAACGGGATTGTTCGGGTCACGTGGGCCAAAAATCATCAACATCAGTTCATCAAAGGTAATCAGATGGTCTTTGTTTATTTGCAACGCATGGTCCACAAAAGGCTCAAAGACATTCGCAAGTAATGGTGATTTCCCCTTGGAATAACTATATTTCTGCATGCGAGTTGAATATGTGATGCGACTTTGCCCAGCTTCGACTGGGTCTTGTATTCGAGCACTATTCAACAACTTTGAGTTGACATTTATTGTATTGCCTTGCGTTACCACTAGAGGCGGATCTATTGGTCCTTTGAACTGTCCATAGACTCTTGGAGTGTATCCTGTTCCTCTTCCTCCTCGAAGGGGTTTGATCTTTTTGGAAAGACCATATTCCCCAGAAAAGGCAATCTGCTGTAGGTCGGATCGATGTATGAAATCAATCGAGTAAGTTCCTGCGAGTTCTGATTCTCTTGTTCCACTGGTGAAGGTTCTATCTCCATAGAAGGTTGGCTCAAACTCGTGTTTGGTGGCGACTGTGGTTTTGACATTTGAATAATCCTCATATTTTACACTTGTAGTCAGTTCATCGAATGAGCTTTGTAACATACGAACTGCTTGATCTCGATACCTTTCCCCAGCTTGACTTACAATGCTTCTATTTGGGTCAACCCTAAAGGACTCTTTGTTTATCTGCTCTGAGATCTCACCAACTCTCTGTAGAACATTTGACTGAGTGAAGATGCCAGATGGAGTGTTTTTGATCTCACCAATGGTCGTCTCCATTACAAATCTGCTTTGAGATGTTGTCTGTATTCTTTATGGTCTTACTGCGTTTCAACTTAGACAATATAGATGCCAATGGAGTAATTGCATCCATGTACCCATATGGTGAGTTGATTGCAATCACAGGTTCATCTGAGTCAAGAATGCGCTGAGCTGTAGCATTCACATTGACATCAACCGATCGGCCTAAGGCAAACGTCGGTTCAACAATCTGAATCTGAGGCGTCAACACACCATCGACATAGACATCTCTCACCAGCTCACGAGGCTTTTGAGAGCCAGTGTAAAAGTTTTCAAACAGAGATATGTCGGTGCTCTTGATGTCTTTGGAGGCATCCGTCACAACCAAATGCTGTACCGGTTGATCATGTAATGCAAACACAGCATCATCATAAGTCATGCCCTTCCCATAGAAGACAGCACCTTTCTGCTTGGGTCTGGTAAGTTGGTTTGCTAATTGTTCACTGGCTAGCTTGACTTTGCCATTGTTTGTCTTACCAACTATGTCATTTGCGACTCGTAAGTCTCGTGCATCAATGTGTTTGTAGTTTACTGCTCCGCTGTACTTGCCAAGTTTTTTGATTGCTGTGTGTGGTAATTTTGGTGCAAATAATGCACCCCTTGATGGAACACTGTCTTTCATATCATCAGATATGGCGTCTTTGGTGCCCCATCGCTCAAATATATCGTCTCGTGCCTCAAGGAAGGCTGTCGGCTCCTCTATCTGTTTTGTGACGAAATTTACACCCTTCACGTTCGAATATGAAGATGCATCTCTCACAAGAGCATTTGTCACTACATCAGCGTATTGATTGTCAACATCTGACACATCGAATACCATCACATCGTTTTCATCTACTGAGTAGGTCACTTTGTGAACACGATTGTCTGGTGTCTGAATACTCATAGACATTGGCGCTTGTCTGTCACCAGCTTCACCAAGCATCTCAAGGTGTCGTGACATCGCATCTATTTCCTGCTGCATGTCAATGCCATATTCGTTTTGTGCATCAACATA